GGATGTTTTATGTGAATTTAAAAATTTTAAAGCAAAATCAACACCTTTTTTTGTAGAAAACGCTTCTACATTCATAATTAAAATATGCAAATCAACACCTGGTTGAAACAAAGTATCTAAATTTTGTTTTTGTTTTTTAGTAATATTTGCTTGCCACAATACTGCCTTCTTTTCTATATGTTCGGGTAGATGTGTAGGTATTTCTCCAGAATACCAATTTTTATATACACCTTTTGGTGCCACAATTAGAACACCATTGATCTTACCTTTATCATATAACATGGCAATATTATCTAACAATACTTTAGATTTTCCTGTTCCCATTTCCATAAAATATGCATACGCTTTTTTCTCCCAAGACATATCTAATGCTTTGAGTTGATGGTCGTATGGTTTAGTTTTAAATTTATAATTCATAATTTTTTTCTTTCTAGTTGACAATATAATATTGTTAACCTATATTGTCAAGCATGAAAGAAAATAATTTGTCGGTCGTATATATTATACAGGAAATACCAGGAACTAAATCTGGCAGTCCTAAAATAAATATTATGGGCGCCTCTGAATATGGTGAATTTAGATTTTTATTACCAGAGTTTTCTCAAATTATTTTTTCTCCTGGTCCTTTAATATATAAATTAAGACAAGGATTAAAAAATTTTAAATCAAAAGATTATTTACTACTTACAGGTGACCCTGCTATAATAGGTGTTGCATGTTCGATTGTTTCAGATATGACAAGTGGTAATTATAATTTACTCAAATGGGATAGACAAGAAAGAAAATACTATCCAATAGCAATAAATTTATACGAGAAAGGAAAAATAGATGAGTGATTTACAAAAAATGTTTATTGAGGATGCACCTCAACAAGTTAATGATTTAAGTAATGCTGAGACATTATCTGGCCATGTTTTAGAGTTACAAAAATTAGAAGATGAAATAAAAATGGATGAAGAAAGATTATCAAGAAAAAAAGAACAGGCAGATAAACTTTCGCAGCAAGTAATACCAGAGATTATGGAATCCATGAAAATGAAAACTATGAAATTAAGAGATGGTTCATCAATAGAAATAAAAGAAATTTACAGCGCTACAATTCCCGTTGACAAAAGGGACGGCGCATATAACTGGCTTCGAAACAACGACTTGGGTGATTTGATTAAAAATGAAATCACTGTTTCCTTTGGTCGTAACGAAGATAACAAGGCGAGCGAATACGCAAACCTTGCCGAGAGCAATGGGTACCAACCGGTTCAAAAACTTAAAGTGGAACCCATGACTCTCAAAGCACTATACAGAGAGCGAACTGAAAAGGAATTAGATTTGCCCTCTGAACATTTTAATTTGTTTAAGGGAAACAAAACAAAAATAACAAGAAACAAGTAACAAGAAACAGGAGACAAGAAACATGGAACAAGAAAAAAAAGAAATACAAAAAAAAGAAAGTGGAGCATTAGCAACTTTAGACTTTGTTGCAGATTCAGGAATGGGTTTGGAAAACATTGAAAAAACTGATCTTGCCTTACCTTTTTTAAAACTACTACAAAGTGGTTCTTATGAAACAAAAAAGAAACACGCTAAATATGTAGAAGGCGCAGAGGCTGGTATGTTTTATAATACAGTCACAAAGAAACTTTATAGTGGAGAGAAAGGTATTGAAGTCATACCCGTCTTTTATAAGATGACATACCCAGAGTGGGCACCTTTTGAAAGAAGCGAAGGTAGACCTATTAGTAATGATAGGGGTCCTGGCATCATGGCTGAAACTACACAAAATGATCAAAATAAAGATGTACTTAAAAATGGTAATTACATTGAGAAGACAGCAAATCATTTTGTTATTGTTAACGGAGATAGACCAGAAAAAGCTTTAATGACAATGAAATCTACTCAACTTACAGAGAGTAGAAACTGGAATTCATTAATGGAAAATGAATTTGAATTAACTTCCTCTGGTAAATCTGTACCGGCACCAGTGTTTTCGAGAATCTATAAATTAAATTCTGTTGAAAATTTAGGTAACTTTACTTGGCATGGTTATAAATTATCTATGCTTAGAAAAATAGAGGATGTAGGTATATATCAGATGGCAAAAGAGTTCCATAACTCTTTAAAACTCTCTCAGCAAAAAGCTGCAGCTGAAACGCAAGAGGAATCTAACTACTAATTCTACTCTTATGGAGCAGATAGGAGCGGCTAAGCGAGAGTGGAGCCGCTCCGACCCGGGATCTTTATGGTTGAAAAATTTATAGAATTATTTAACGGATACCAAGGAGACTTTGGTATAGCCGACATGTCTTCGGCACAATTAGACACTGACAAAAACAAACTTAAACCAAATTATGAGTGGGCTGGTAGACCTATTACACAGGGTGATTATCGAGATCATATTGAAGGTAAGATATCAATTGGTATACAACCATGTAGATTAGATAGAACAGTTCAGTTTGGCTGCATAGACATAGACTCAAAAGATTATTCCAGTTTTAAAGTAGAAAACTATTTAGCATTATTTGAACAATTTAAATTACCACTAGTACCATTACTATCTAAAAGCGGAGGACTGCATTGTTATTTGTTTTTAAAAGAACCAATACCAACTGTCGATCTAATCTCGGCATTGAAGTCTTTTCTTCTGCCTCTTGGATTAGATCCTGACACAGAAATTTTTCCAAAACAGAAAGAACTAAAGGAAGACGACAAAGGAGAAATCAAACCAGGAAACTTTATAAACTTACCATACTATAACAATGGTAACACTAAAAGATATGCAGTTGATAAGAACAATAACAAACTAGACCTAGATAAATTTATAGAAGTTGCTAATCAAAATAAGATAGGCAAACAAGAGTTAGATAAACTTGTAGAAGAAACATACAGAAATATTTTAGTAGGAACTCACAAAGAGTTTGAAGATGGTCCACCATGTCTTGCACTATGTTCAAAAAGAAAATTAGATGATGGTAGAGATAGGTTTATGTACAACTATATGGTCTTTGCTAAAAAAAAATACAAAGACAAATGGCCAGACTTTGTTGCAAAAGCAAATTATAATTATTTAGAAGACCCATGGGACAAAACAAAATTAGACTCTAAGATTGCTGCATGGAGAAAAGATACTGCAGGTCATACTTGTTACGAAGATCCAATACATAGTAAGTGTATGCGTAGTCTTTGTTATACAAGACCATTTGGCGTGAAGTCAGATAGTATTACTATGTTTCCAGACATCACTGACTTTGAGATTATAATGTATGCAGAACCAGAATATAGATTCAATGTAGCATTACCAGATGGTACTAAAGCTGGCGTTATAGCAAACAACAGAAGAATGATAACTAAACAAACAGAACTATTAGATTTGATATGGGAGCAAACTGGTATCTATCACGAACCATTAAAACCAAAAGATTTTAGAGCAAAACTTACAGAGTTTAGAAAAAACTCAGTTAAGATAACTCCTCCTGCAGGAACACAAATAGAAGATAGATTAAACGAAGAGTTATATCAATATTGTGTTAATGGGCCAAGAGCAAAAACTAGAATACAAATTAACAGTGGGTCTTGTTTAACAGAGGATGGCTTTCATTATTTTAAATTTAATTCTTTTATTGATCATTTAGGTGCAAGTTGGAAAATACCAGAAGAAAGAATAGCACAGAAATTAAAAGACAAGTGTGATGTAGAGTTTAATCACTCTTTAAATGTTGATGGTAAAACAATGAAAGTTTGTAGGGTAAAACAATTACACATAGATAAGATAGAATACAAACCAGTGGAAAGAAAAGAGAGTAATTATTAATGAGATATAAAGTAGTGGGCCCACCAGGCACAGGTAAAACAAGAAGATTATTAAACGAAGTACAAAGATATGTTGATAAGGGTGTGCAATTAAAAAAGATAGGATATTTTGCCTTTACACGTAAAGCAGCTGGTGAGGCAAGAGATAGATTTTTAAAAGTTAAAACTGAACTTACAAAAAAAGAAATAAAATATTTTCAAACGCTACACTCTTTGGCTTTTAATACATTGGGACTAAAAGAAGAAAACGTTATGCAAGATTTAAACTATAAAGTTATTGGTGAAACCTGTGGTATACAAATTAAATATGCATCCTACGAAACAAATAATTGGAATGGTATATTTTCATCCGACAGTGAATATTTAGGATTAATTAATTTAGCAAGAGTAAAACAAATATCTGCGTTGGATCAATTAGATCTTAATGAACATCTATCAAAAATAGAGCGTGATAAATTAGATGCTATAGAAAAAGAAATTAGAAGTTACAAAGATGTGTATGGTTTAATTGATTTTACCGACATGATACAAAAATTTTTAGATTT